AAGTCTCTCGCTATCGGAGCATTTGCGGACTCACCTACAATGACCCGGCCTCGCGGCATGGGTCGTAAGTCCGTAGATGACCATCGACCCAGGTACCTTTGGTGCCTGTTTTCGATGATCTTCGAGGAAGATGGTACGCTTAAGTCTGACCCGGATGTCAATGCCATCGCCTTCGTTCGTCAGTGGTTACTGATGGCGAAGAAGGTGGAGATTGACTGCAGTGAAGAACGTAAGGAAGCGTCCCTCACCGATTTTCTCGCAGTTGATGCGAGTTTGCCGGATCACCATCGCGACACTTGGGATCTTGATGATCCTGTATGGTGTCGTAGAGAAGGGCATCCCCTCTGGGGATGCCGTTCAACTAATCCGCATCCTGATCTATTTGGTCAAGATGCAGACGATGGAGTTGAACCAGAGTTCTGGGTCACATACAGAAACGTATGTGACCGCTTCAGATCCATGATCGGAAGCTTTGACCCCTGGGCAGCTAGACCTAAGCATGGTCCTGGTGCTGTTGCTGACCCAGGTCAGGGCTTGAAATACGATTTCAAGCACTGGCCCAGGAAGTTGCAACAGTACTTCCCCTGGGACTACTTCGCCTCTAGTGACTTCGGTCTATCTCAATTAGAGCTAGGCCTAGCACCAGTGGAGAGGGAGTACCCTTCAGTAGTCTTGTGTGTCCCCAAATCGCAGAAGGGTCCTCGCATTATATGCAAGGAGCCTGTTGCGCATATGTGGATGCAGGGCGCTATCGAAAGATTCCTAGTCAATAGGATCAACGAGAGCTTCCTAGCTACCTCCATCAACCTACGAGACCAGTCTCTTTCACAGAGATTTGCCCTCGAGGCTTCGGAGGAAGGTACGTTCGCTACAGTCGACTTGTCGGCTGCTAGCGACCGTATCTCTACAAGACTAGTGGAATACGTCTTCGGAGGTGGTGACAACTCCCTCCTTGACGCACTCCATGCGTGCCGATCTCGGCATTTTCTCCTTAACGGGGAGATGCACAAGTTTCGGAAGTTTGCGCCTGCGGGAAGTGCGTGCACGTTCCCAGTCCAGTCGATAGTCTTCCTGACCATATGTTGTGCAGTTTTACTGCACTCACGTGGTCTGGGGATAAACGAGTGGTCTCGTGTACTGCACCAGGTCAGAGTCTTCGGTGACGATATTATCGTTCCCGTTGATTCAATCCCGGTACTGTATCGT